GATGCTCCGGAAGAAGCAGGCGATGCGGACGATGCGGAGCGGACGGCTAGATATATGAAGGATATTCATAAGGATATTAAAAGGGCGATTGAGATGGTCGCCGAGAAACTACACAACACCTATAGTATTTGTAAAAAAAGTTACATAGACCCCAAAATAATTGAAGGAGTAATAAGTAATGGAAAGTAACGGAAAGTAATGGACGATAGATATAAAAAATGATTACTCTCTTATTAATATAAGATTAATAAGATTTATAATATAGTAGAATATAGAAGATACAAGAGATACAAACAAATAAAATGGATATTAATGTTGTTATCGCCAATCTAAAGGATATGCTTAAGAGCCGTGGAGATGACATTACGCTATTTGAAGAGCACGAGGCATCTATTGAGAAGGATAAGTACGAAGGCGATTCTTGTTGTATAGAGTTTGAAACATCTAATACTACGCTCATATTCGCTTTGACAAAGAAAACACGCAAAGGTATCCTAGATGAACTGAAAGACGACGACGCAAATATGGGGAACTTTATTAAGAAACACAAAGGGAAGCAGAATATAATTTTGATATTTAATAACGACACTGTGTCATTACCTCTCGTCTCGCAACTAAACAAGTATGACAAATTGTTTCAAAAAAACGGCGGAATGCTTCAGTATTTCCAAATTAAACAGCTTATGTTTAATCCAACGAAGCACGAGTATGTACCCAAGCATATTAAGCTGGTTGAAGGCGAAGTTGCCGACTTTATGAAAAAGTATATGATACGGAGCAAATTAGATATGTCAAGAATATACCCCTTCGACCCTATAGCGAAATGGTTAGGATTAAAATACGGAGATATCGTGAAAATTATTCGCTATAACGAAAATAGCGGGGAATCGTTTTACTATAGATCTTGCTTCTAAAATAAAATATATATAGTAATAGAGGATATAATTAAATGACGACGCTTAAAAATACTAGTTATATAGACATATTTGATAAAAATTTAAAGGCGTATGATACTATTTTTTTTAAGAAGATTAACGGACAAGGAGTATTATTTGAAGAAGCTAGTACGATTAAGCAAATAGCGAGATTGGATATACCTACTAGTCCTACTGCGACTACGTATAGCACGGCGCAGTTTGCCAACTTTATAAGGAATATTATTAATTTTAATATTAAAAATTATGACCAGCTAGATAACCTAGATAATAATATGGGATTCGTAAAGAAGGATGTCGCTGGTTACTCTTTTAATGAAAACGTTAGAAAAAATATTATAGATACGCTAAAGGTTATTAATGTGTTCGTGGATATATTAGGAGCATATAAGCATTGTATTGAAACTGCTACTGCTAGCTCTGGATTCGCTTCTGGATATGATAAGGATACTGTTATAGAACGTATTGAAATTGTATCAGATAAAACTAGGTTTTATACTGCTGCAGGTGCTGGTATGAAACCTGTGAAAACTGTACTGAATGCTGGCTTTATAAGGAACATTAAAGAAACAAACGGAGGCGATGAGAAAACTGTTCTCTATCTATCTATCCAAAGTTTTAATACCGGTTTAGCAACACCTTATAATTATGATGATATTTTTAATAAAACGCTATTAAGTGGAGGGACAGCTTTGTCTTCTACAGAAAACGAAATATTTGAATATGCTGGTGATGGAGCACACGCAACAACTCCATCATCGACGCTAATACTTGATTCAGGAAGAAGTCTAACTTATGCGTCGCATAAATACGATAGTAAGACCCCTGACCCCGTAAAAACAAACTTAACATTGGCTCAAAGAAACAAGAATCTTATCACAATCTTATTAAAAACCCTATTTAATATTGATATTAAGTTCCGCAAACAGAGTGTATATGCCCTCTATTACTATTATAAGTTCGTTCAATTATATTCAACACTTATTATCAATGTTTCCAATGTTATGTACGCGGATGTTCCTACTGGAAGTGTTACTCCTGCCATACCATTAAGTATTGAAACACGAAACGCTACAAAAAATGGAAATTATCCAGTATCGGCAATAACGATAACAGCTCCCGGGACGGGTTATACAAGTTTGTCTACTATCACCTTTACTAAAGCGGGAAGTGAGGCGACTGAGCCTACGACAGCATCTGCGAAATTAATCCTAGCATCTTCTGGTGGAGCTGTTACAGGCCTTGATACTACTGCGAATAGCGATGTTGGTACAACATTAGGTTCAGGGTATAAAGCAGCTCCTACAATAGCAATAGCGGTGGCAGGGTCAAACGCAAACGCTTTAGCTACTATTGTACCTATCGTAACATATAGCACAGAACCATTGGAAACAAAAATGGGATTGAAAAAAACGAAAAAGAAAAATATACAAAATTTGGCTGATATTATGGATGATATTGAAACTGTTCTCACTGCCATGATTACAGATATATCTAGTTATGATAATCTAAAAGTTACTCCTCTTATTATTAGTACAAATACAACTGATGACGCTACTGGTGTTCTCACAAAACTATACAAATCTACAGACAATAGGGTAATTATTAAAATTGTTAAACCAACCATTTATACTTCTATTGCTGAACTTAATAAAAAAAACGAGTTGATAAACGATTTTACTATATATGACAATAGAAATAGGATATATTATAATATAATAAAAGTGAATGATGCGGGTGCAGATAACTTTCAAATAGAGATTGATGCCGTTTTTGCGAATGCTGATAAAACTGGTGTAAACGAAAATGCCCCTGTTTTTAAAGGCTTGCTTAATGACGTAATAGCTAATAAACCAACAGCAGGCTCCTCCACTGCTTCTACTGATTCTATAAGCCCATCATCATCAGCAGAATTAGAACAATTCCTCAAGATTCAATTGAAAGATATTGACGGATATAAGAGTGAATATATAGTTAATAGAGATGAGGTTGAGGGGTTGAATGAAAAAATAGGAAGCAATACAAACAAGGTAGCATATCAAAAGAGTTTATACGAAGCACAGAATAGTAAGAATATATTTTTAGAGCGCCAAATATTATTATACAATGTCATAATTGGCATAATAATATTAATATTGGTAGTAATTAACATCGTAAAGATTGAGAATCCCCAGCTCATCAAAACGATTTCTCAATCTTGCCTAGGAATAATATTGTTACTGTTCGTGATATACTTTATATCAAACATAACATACATTGAGACATTTGCTGACGTGGGAATCTCTGGCAACCGATTATATGGATTGACTACATTAGCACCTACCGTAGGTGTAGATCTAAGTTCAGAACAGCATAATAAGGCAAAAGTAACAGATTTAAATACGGAGCTGGATAAGTTAAACAAGAAGTTTATAAGTTATTTTGAAAAGTTAATTATTATGATACCTTCATTTGAAACGAGAGACTTTTATAGGGAAATAAAGGAGGTCGTTTCAAATGATATTGATAATAAGAGATACATAAATAGCGGTTTGGAATACAATAAATCTCAAGGCAGTAATAACATAAACTCATTAAAATACGAGCTAGAAAACAACAAGCTATACATTAATACGATTCTAATATCAGCGATTATATTCATTGGTATCTACAATCTCTATATATACTATGATATTGATGATAAATATCAGGCATTAGTGATATTCATCTGTATCCTAATATTCATTGTGATTGTATCGTATTACATAATCACCATGAATAGGCGTGTTAAAACTGTTTTCAAAAATATATATTGGGGTCCTGAAAACTCCGAAAGGTTCTAATAGGCACATATTGAAAGACTGGCTGACTTATTTTATTTTTATAAATTATATAAAAAGTTATAACTTATATATCTTAATGACTACTAAAAAAGACAAGGAGGGTAAGGCGGATGATGATGACGAAGGCGAAGAGGTAACCGAGAGCAACGAGAGCACAGAGGGAAGTGGAGATATTTATAATGAAGATGCTGAAGACGATGACGACGAAGAAGAAGACGAAGAAGAAGATGACGACGAAGACAGTTATGATAACTGTGATGAACCAGGAAGTCCTGGTATCCCATCAGGAGGATTTTTCAATAAACACGATGAAGAAAATAGTGCCCGCAATGCTAGCAATAGCGGTTACAGGATGGAGAAGCTAGCAAAGCAAAGCAGGCAAAGCAGGCAAGCAAAGCAAACAGAAAGGACGGAAAGGACGGAAAGGACGGAAAGGACGGAAAGGACGGAAAGGGGCGTATTTTTAATATTGAAAGCTGTACCAAAATGTAAGAAGACAATAAAGAAGGTTAATTATAATTTTTATAAGAGATATAACAACGAAGAAAAGAACTACTTTGATTCATTGACGAATAAAGAGAAAGATGACGTAAGTATATTGGAAGACAAGCTACAAGCAAATAAGGACAACAACATCACCGTTCCTATGCGTTTTAAGATATTAGATTTGGATATTAATGAAAGAACTAAAAGAGGCATCATATATAAGATAGAATGTCTAAACCGTATGTCATCAACCTCTGGCGAATATCACAAGATAAATAACTGGCTCGGGGTATTGAATGAGGTTCCTTTTAATAAATATTTTGCCATACCAATAAAGAACACAGATGCCAACGACCATATATGCCAATTTTTAAGTAATATAAGGGGTCAAATGAACGACCGTATATACGGCCACAAGGAGGCAAAAGAGCAAATCATAAGGGTATTAGCACAGCTTATATCATTCCCTAAAGCCAACGGGTATATTATTGGAATACAGGGTTCACCAGGGATAGGCAAGACAAAGCTAATCAAGGAGGGTATCTGTAATGCTCTAAATTACCCGAGCGCCTTTATATCATTGAGCGGTGCCGACGATTCCTCTTTTTTGCGAGGACACTCTTATACTTACGAAGGCGCCACCTATGGAAAAATATGCGAATCGCTAATAAAGACGGGTATTATGAATCCGCTTCTACTATTTGACGAATTAGATAAGGTATCTAACACATACAAGGGGCAGGAAATTATAAATACCCTAATACACATTACAGACCCAGTACAAAATGACAGATTTACGGACAGATATTTTGAAGAAATAGATTTAGATATATCACGGTCTATGATTGTCTTCACATTTAATGACGAGAGTTTAATTAACCCGATTTTAAAAGACAGGATGATTGTTATAAATGTCAAGGGATATAACAATGCGGAAAAGATAGTGTTAGCGAGAGACTATATAATACCCGAGATATTGCTTCAATATAATCTTAAGAAGGGAGATATAATATTCAAAGATGACCTTATAACGCATATTATAAGTAATATAGAGAACGAGGAAGGCGTTCGCAATCTAAAGCGGGCGATAAATAATATAATATCGTGGATTAATATGATGCGGTATGTATCAATAGATGATGTGATGATAGCGCTACCTTATGAGATAGATAGCGGATTTTATGATAAATATTGTAGTATAAGTAATAATGGTTTGAGAAAGGACGTATTACATTCCATATATTTATAATTATTTTTTCTAGAGTATTTATAAAAAGATACCATTTATTTACTATGCTTCCTTCAAGGAAAGGAGCGAGGGAACGTGGTAAGGATATTCAGGGGTTACGTGAAGGAAATGGACGTAAGGAACTTAAAGGACGTAAGGAACTTAAGGAACCTAAAGAAAAGGGACGTCCCAAGGCAAATGGACGTAATAAACTTAAGGGAACTGTAGGTGCTATAGGAACTAAAGTTGCGAGAGCCGCGAAGAGCGCTGATACTGCGAAGATTGTTGATGTTGTAACCGCGAGAGCGAGAGCAGTGAAGAGCGCTGATGCTGTGCTTGGTCGCTCACGCAGCTCACGCAGCTCACGCAACTATAGTAGCTCTAGTAGCTCTAGTCGTTCTAGCCACTCTAGCTTCTATACTAAATGTAATAATGATATTCTTACACAAGAAGAGTCTTCTAACTTCATATTTTTTGGTTGCTGGAATAATATAAATTGTAAGAAAGAATATATATATCGTGATATCGTCTTGGATTGTATTGATAAGGTTGAGAAAGAAACAAAGCAGTTATATATAGCAGGCGACAACTGGTACACTAATATAAAGAGGATAGGAGAGAAAGATTACAAAGTATATCTAACAGATATTTTGAGAACTGGGTATAGTAAACTATATTCTATGGATAAAGACATCTATATTGCTGTAGGGAATCACGACCAAGACAGTAATTTCCTAGGAACCGCAAGCGACTTGCGAAAGGACTTGCGAAAGGACTGTAATATCAATACGCAAAAATATTACTTGGATAAGATTAAGTCTGCGAAAGCGGCGACTGCTACGACTGCTACGACTGCTACGACTGCTACGACTGCTACGACTGCTACGACTGCTACGACTGCTACGACTGCTACGACGGCCGCGGCAATAACAGAACCCACCCTACAACTTTTACAATCTCTAGCAAATGATGGGAAATTAGATGAAAGTGTTTTATGTGAGAAGGGCGTCTATATATATATTGATAATATTGGAGTCCGCTATAACAAGAACAATATAGTCATAATAATTAATACGAACGAGTTTGATGACTTTACAACTGGTATGCGTTATTTAAATAAATTGAAGAGGGTTATAAATAAGACAGCGAAAGCGGCGAAAGCTGCGAAAGCAGCATCCACCACTGTTCCTTGCCAGATATTTGTGATGGGACATATACCCCTATTCAGTTTCAAGAACGATACTATTGCGATTCAAGAGATTAACAAGGATAAACTTTATTACAGAGCGATTATATTACAATTATATGATATATTAGCAAAGCATAATATCATCTATATATGTGCCGATACGCATCACTTTAGCATTATGGAAATTAAATGCGGTACAAAGGTAGTGATACAGATAACAGCAGGAACTGGTGGTGCTGACCCTGATATAATTACCGAAAATTACGTGAAAACCCCTTTAAATGGCGAGTTGGTATTTACACTCAAACCCCATATTACCCCATATAATATAAAGATGTTTGCGTTAAACCCTTATGGGTATGTTAATATCGCTATCAATCCTACGAATATTGAGGTATGTTATAAAAGGATTAGGATTGCTACGTCGCCTGTAGCTCATAAGTCGCCGGTAGCTCATAAGTCGCCGGTAGCTCATAAGTCGCCTACAGCTCCAAAGTCGCCTACAGCTCCTATACATAGAAGTAATTCATCATCCAGTTCAAATGATTCAGCGATGAATGTGGTAATTGACGAATACGCTTACCAAATAAATAGGGGTTTAGTCTATAACATAGCGAGCATAAATACAACGAAAGGTACGAAAGGTACGGAAGGTACGGAAGGTATCCAGACATCCTTTGTTAGTAATTATAAAAGTAAGAAAATGTGTAAAGCTATAGCAGCTATAACTGACTCGGCTAAAGGTTATATAACTGACGACGCTGGTAGCTTATTATGTTATAGAAAGGAAATAAAGGACAAGAAAACTGAAAAGACTGTAAAGGACAAAACATAGTAAATTATAAAATATTATTATAGTTAAGTAAAGACAATAGGGTAATAGGTATCTGGGATGTTTCAATATCCATATATATCAGTGTTTATTGCTTTAATGTTTGCTATTATAGCAATTATTGCGATATATTCAGTATATTTATATACTAGCGAGAGCGGCGAGAGCGACAAAGAGAAGTATGCGAATAACGAGAGTAGCGAGAGCAACGAGAGTAGCGAGAGCAACGAGAGCGACGGCCACATATATTTTATGACGTATAAGGAAACCGCTAACTTTTTTGCGAAAGATAATGACAGGTATGTTCGCAATTTGACAGAATTAGATTTACATGCGAGAAATGTAAAGACACATATAGAATATCTTAATAATATTGAGGATACTGCTATATCTTTTACAGAGGATGAAAAGGAGTCGCTAGTCATCTGTGCGAAAAATGCCGACGAATATTTAAGGAACGAAGCATTCAAAGAGTTGAAATATGGCGACGCCCTAAATGGTAATAAGATTGCGGATATTAAATGGATATTTGCCAACACCTATACCAACTATTTCAACGAAGTCATTAAAGAGAACGAACAGGGGCTTCCGCATACACGTGAGAATATCATATTTTTATCTAAAAATGTTTTAAAAAACGACACATCAAACCTGTTAAACTTGACGAACACTTTGATTCACGAGAAAATCCACATATACCAGAGATATAATCCAGATATCTTTGCGAAAATAATAAAGGATATGGGTTTAAAAGAGTTGAATAAGGCGACCTTCAAGTACGCCAAATATATCCGTTCAAATCCTGATACGAATGATAAGATATATTACTATGACAAGTCTGGAAATAGTTATTTGGCATATCTTACAAATCTCAATATTTTAGGCAAAGGCAAAGGAAAAGGTGAAGGCGAGGGCGAGGCTGAAGACAAGGGCGATGGTGCCAACATTGATATTGAGAACATAATGGTATGCTTGTATAGAAATGATAAACCAAACAGTATTAATGATGTTAAACAGAGTAATTTCGCAACAGAGCATCCGTATGAAAAGATTGCTTATGAAATCGCAGAAAACTTTTACAAGAATAATAAGAATAAATATATAAATATATAGTATTTAGAAGATATAGAATAGATAAATTATGGAAGAGGTCATATCACAAGCCCCCGAGAATATTTCAAAGGACGTTATTGAATCCGTCTTTAAAAAGAATAAAGAAAATATCATTGATACGTTAGTAGAACTTTGGAACATTGAGGTCAGTGTAGATAGCTACGCTAGTGTATCGCAATCAAACAAAACAGAGAGCGGTAGCGAGAGCGGTGAGAACTGCGAGAGCGGTGAGAACTGTGAGAGCGCTAGTAAGAACTGTGAGAGCGGTGAGAACTGCGAGAACATTGATATACATAGTATAAAGAATCCCGAAGAGAAATGGACTGCCATAAGGAATATTTGCGATTCCTATGATATAGAGATGCAGGCACAACTTAATAGGTTGAAGAACAGAAAAATATAATAATAAAGATAATATAGAATATAATGCCTATACAAAAATACGAGTTCGCTCAAATAACCTATATAGTTAAAATTATGTTTCCTCCAGAACCATGTACTGCTGGTATCCTTTGTTATTTTAATTTGAGTACATTTACCAACGCCTTTAATCTTTCTTCAGGTGTCATTTCGGGGAACAGTTATGCTATTAAACGTCTTAAAAACTTTGGCAGGAAAGACAAAATCGGTTATGGTGCTGATGGTGATTTTGACCCTTCTTCGCCTTCTAACTATTTATATTACAACGAAGACCTGGACGATTAGGCATTAGAGATAATTATCCCTTATATAATTAGATTTCCTAATTATAAAGAGATAGACGATAGATGTTTAAAAATTATGAATTAGAAATATTCCTATTGATATTGATATCCCTAATTATAATATCAATGATACCATTAATAGAATTGAAGTATCAAAGCGACCTATATGAAAACATTGAGACATTTAATAAATACTGCTTGAACTATGATATTAGTTTAATAAATAACTTGGAACTCAAGGATTCATATATGTGGAACATATCTGCGTATATCTACGACTTCAAAAATCTCTCTAACTTTTTCTACAAAAAGAACGAAAATATCGGGGTAAATGCTAGCGATTACATAGAGTTAAACCGCGATGTCAGTAAAGTCGTAGTAAGCGGCGGAAGCACCGGAAGCGGCGATAAAATAATAGACAACGTAATGGGAATATATAACTATTACCTGAATATGTCATTGGGGCTCTTTATACTTCTCGCAATATTCTTTATGAGCCAGATGTATATATTAATCAATATCTCAAGATACACCGACCTAACGCAATGTATTACGCAAGGCACGCAGAGCTCGCAGAGCACTCTGGGAGATATAGGCATTAGCGAATACTTCAGGTATTACATCTACGGATTGTTCGTGTATATATTACTATTCATAATCTTTTTCTCTTTAATATTAAAGAAATTGACCGAGTTATACGCCGACACCGATACATATGAATATATTATGCTAATGAAAGAGTTTGACATCCTTCTAAAGGAGAACAAGCCTACGAACGCCTTTATTACGGATATACTCAAGAAACATTCCAAAAACAAGATAAGGGACATATCCTATAAAACTATAAATAGCGCTGTGGCGAACGAACTTCTAACCGCATATAACAAGAAGAACGCTACCTATTACGAGAAGGCGAAATACGATAACAATAATAATCACAAGATTACATTGAAGAATATTGAGAAGATTGAATACTATAATAGCGACGAATCAAAGAACAAGGTCAAAAACAAGGTTGACGACATATTTAGATTTATCTATGCGTACCTCTTCTTTTTAATAGTCCCTATCTATATCCTCTCAATATCGCTACAAGGGAACTACATATATCTATTATGTACTTTAATAGTTCTTATAATGTTTAGCATCAGTGTATATAATATCTATAATACCTTACAGAACTAGACAGGGCAGTGTCAGCCGTTGCGGTTGCACCCCCCTCCTAGGATATCTATTACTATCTTTTTTTCTTTATAAGGTTTAAAGTTGAACTAAAGTTAATATTGAAAATATGTTAGCGCCCACTATAAACCTTACAATCTTTATAATGATGACTATCATCTATCTAAATGAATTGCGACATATATCAGCGTTCATCTATAACTTCAACTATATAAGGAATATGTCAAAAATCGTCATGGAACAGAAATGTAACAACATCTATTGCGAAGCAGAGACGGACAGATATCAGGTCGCTAAAAACAGCTATAACCTCCTGCTACCGAACGACGTATTCAATTCCAAGTCGTATATCATTATGACTTTCGTGATATCCATATTAATCTTTATGTATTACTACTATCTGCTCTTTGATTCTCAAGAGAGCAGTAAATATTATTATGTCCTTAATATATCTCTCTTGTCAATCCTGCTAGGTATTATAATATACAGGTACGTTCCAAATGATGAAGCGGGATACTTGAACTACTTTAAAAATGGCGAAAGCGGCGAATACAACCGATTTGCGGTCACCGTGTTCCTCCTGTTATTTGTTGTTACATACTCTATATATAAAATAAAGAGCAAGCAAATAACAGAGAATGCTGGCGCTAGTGGTATTGGCAAAAACATCATCATTCTCGTAAGGTCACTCTGCTTCCTTTTCTCCATAGTGCTAATATTTAATTTGATGAATATCGTTATGAGTTTCCGTGTCAATACAAAGCCAATGTTGAAGACAAAACATTTGTTATATTCTCTCCAAAAAGCATTAAATGTTTCGTATGATAAAGAAAAACTAGACTTCCTAAATACAAAGTATCCTTTAGAGGTCGATTCTTTTAAAAAATTGAGAGATGACTTACCGTCAAAAACCATTGAAAATATGAAGATTTCAACATTGTCCTATATTTTGAAAATCCTTATCGCATTTGACGAATTAAAAAACATAGTTGATGGTGGGTATGAAGGTGAAGAAGAAGATAATTCCAATAATACAGAATATATCACCAAACTACAAAATATAATTAGTGTCAATATGACAGATGTATATAGCGACCTTCTTGAAGACAAGAGCGAGGATGCGCCACCAGTATCTTTGGTATCTTCGTTATCCCTGATATTTGATAAGAAGGTTAATATACCACACAACTATAATAAAGGAAATATAGACGAGCACGCAGCGAATACGAACAATGATTATATAGATTACGTATATACTGCGGATATATCATACGATAACCCTAACCTATTCTATGAAAAATATTGGGATATGGACGATTCATTCCTGTCTAAATATGCGTATTTTACGCCTACATTCTTATTCTTATCGTATAGACCCAATCTATACAAGATAATGCTCGTCATTATCGTTTTCGTTATTCTAATGGTGATTATAGGATATGTCCTGGGATATTTTAATAGGTTTGCTAGCAGTTCGTATAATGAATTATTAGGCGAATTATACACGACATTACAACCGCTATGCGCTATCGTGGTTTTAGTCATCTTTATCATAATATTTATCAGTTTCAATACTAACTTTAACGATAAGGTGGTTTATAAGTGTCTTGACAGCAGTTATAAGAGGTCGCTAAATAAATTAAATAATATCGTGGTGCCGTATATGCGAATGTATGATAACAAGATTGTCAAAAGTAATAAAAATTACCTTAACCACTATATTATATCCAACGTATTTTATTCAATACTGAGTGGTAATATACAGTTATATGCTGGTCCCGGGTCACTGGAAAGTATTAATGAGGAGGTTGAAAACAGCAAATATTACGACATCGCAAGAATCAAATCAAACAGATTAAAGTTCGCTACGATGAATAACACGATACTAAGCAATGATAACGAGTTTAGAGAATATTATAAGGCGAGGTTTGGAGAGATATACAAAGAGGGCTACGACGCAACCCAAGCAGACCTTATTTACAAGGTATTTACACACATATTTGCTGACAATGGGGCAAATATAACCAGTGAAACTGATATTGATAATTATTTTAAAGGGTATGTTATTACGAATCATAAGGTTTTCCAGATTTATTGTATTATCAAGAAATGTTTTGAATTATTCAAAGAGGACAAGTTTAATAATAATTTAATATACTTTAATAACCCCGAGAACAAACAGAAGGGGATTGATATAGACGCCTACAAAAAGTTCAAGTTCTATAAATACGGCGACACGGTTGTCCCCTATAAGTTTATATTAAAACTCGATACGATTGCTGAATACAATGCGTTTGTCAAAGTTCCATATACGGAGCCAGCCTTCATGAAAAAGTTTAAAGAGGATATAAATACGCATTTTGGTATTACGATAAGCTACGACCCTAGCATTCCTAATACAGATGAGAAAGTTAATATTACCAATTCATTAGCTGGCATATTATTAGATAGCGATGAGGAAGACCTAACGACCCAGGCATCTTCTATGGAAGCATTACAAGATAAAAACCTGCTTAAAATAATATCCAACTATTTGCTGATTCTAGGGCATATCAATTATAACAGGAAGGAATATATGAGATATAAGGAATCGGCTGATAAGAGCGACGACAGTTATATGAGGCACGTATATGAGAAGAAGACCTACTATCTGTATAAACTTTTTTCAAACACATTATACGGAGAAACGTACGATATAGATGATACGTTTACAGATTACACTTTAGAAGGTGATATAACGACGGGTCTTTATCAACTGGAATCTATTACTGTTGACTCCAAGAAAAAAGGAGGTGGTTATAATACAGCGCCAACAGTGGTAATTAGTCATGTTAGTGGTGCTGGTTCAGGTGCCGAAGCTATAGCAAGATTGGGTACTGGTGCTGATGCCGACAAAGTAACCCGAATAGAGGTTACCGTTCCTGGTACTGGTTATAATACAGCGCCTACAATATCTTTCACTGGCGGTACGGCTATATCAGGTCAAACTATAGAACCCCCTGAAGCTAAAGCAAAAATCAAAACCAGCCTTCTAATAACTGGTGACAACGACATATACAAGAACCTCACGTATATATATAATTACTTGGAGACTAAATATGTCTCGGTGTCATCTGTGAATAATAGGAATTATCTAATGAATATCGTGAAGAGTATTAATAACAAGATTAACGAGGGCGAAGAGAATGATAAAATATTAAATGGCGATAGAGCGAATAGCGACAGCAAGGATTCGCGCTATTTTTTCAATAATCGCATCGCCACTATAGACACCCCCTTGGAATACGAGACAGAAGACGGGGTTTTAGATATGGCAAATAATATATCAACGAGTTCATTTACGGTAACATATATGGTAAATATAGTTATACTAATGGTGTATTTTCATATGATATCCAGGAATAATAGATGATAGATGACAAACAATAAATAATATTTTAATAATATTTTAACTAGTAAATATAGATAACTATATAAATAACACTATATATAGATGGCTCCTAGTGACAAAGACAAAGACAGTAGATGTAATGAACCAATTAATTGCGACGATGCTAATAATAGCGATAATGAATGTTGCTATAACCTTTTAAGGAAAATGAGTGAGTTTTTACAGAAAGACGCCTATATGTTAGATTACACGAACATCATAAAGAAGGAGGATAATGTAGATAGGATGAAGGTATTCTATAGTAAGTTCTTTCAACCGTATAGCGTATTACCACATAAAAAAATAGACAATGATAATAATGGCAAGTATTTGAAAACGTTTGGTATCATACCCTTGGAATTACTACCTGCTTCCTATATACCATTCAATTATAAGAACTACGAGATGAATCTGGATAGATTGACAAAGGGCGATATATTTTACGAAGATGATTACAAGCGGATGTTTATAGATTACCATAAGCATCCTGACCCTGGAAGCAAAACGTTATTTAATGAGAAGACTGGTCTAAAGAAATATTTGGAGTACTGCCTAAAAGATAAGTTGAATAGCCCTAAAGCAATTTACAATGCGTATTCTATAATTCATATGACGGTTATAGTGTGCTTAATATGGCTTATTATAATAGTTATGATGTTATACATAATATTTTATTATTATAGGAATGTATATTCATATATCCTAATATTTATTATCGGCTTATTAGTACTGATAGCGATTGTTTGGAAGATGGTATATATACTGAATATGGATTAGCGAATGCGGCGAAGCTCTGCGAATGCTCTGCGAATGCTCTGCGAAGCTCTG